AGGTGGTTATATTAGATGAAGCAGATTATCTAAATCCCCAGTCCACCCAACCAGCTCTTCGTGGATTTATTGAAGAGTTCTCATCAAACTGTAGGTTTATACTTACATGCAATTTTAAGAATAGGATTATTGAACCACTACATTCAAGGTGTAGTGTAATTGAGTTTGGTATTCCTAAAGGACAAAAACAATCTATTGCTGCGGGTATGATGGAAAGGCTTGAGCATATACTTACAACTGAAGGCGTAAGTTATGAGCAACCAGTTCTCGCTGAACTGATAATGAAATACTTTCCAGATTTTCGTAGAACAATAAATGAATTACAAAGATATGGTGTATCAGGTAGTATTGACTCTGGTATACTTGTCAACGTAAATGATGTTTCAGTTGGAAACCTTATGAGTCATCTTAAGTTAAAAGACTTTCGTAAGATGAGACAATGGGTTGCAGATAATATCGATATCGAACCTGCTGCGATGTTTCGTAAGATATACGATAGCTCAACTGAATATGTTAACCCTCAGTCGATACCACAACTTATATTGATACTTGCTGATTATCAGTACAAGGACAGCTTTGTGGCTGACCATGAACTCAATATGGTTGCGTGTCTAACTGAAATTATGGCAGGAGTGGAATTTAAATGAATAAGGATATTGAAATAGAAGTTCTAAAAAACAATGTAATGCAATTACAAAAACAACTACATGATGCTCAAATAAGAATAGCTGAGTTGAATGAAGAGTTAAAAGAAGGTAAGAGAGCGCAAGAGTTTTTAGCAGAACAAACACGTAAAGGCTTAGGATTATGAACCCTTTTGAATATATAAAATCAATCAATGATACTAAGAAAGATATCATGGTCGATGATGTAGCTGAAAAAGGGTACAATCCCTTCATAATCAATAGGAACTTTTCGTTTTTTAACGATACAGTGTTATATGCTAATGAAATGAATCGTTTTCATCACCTAGACCATCGCCTTCAATTCGATTTTTTTATAAATATAATAAAGAAAAAGAAAAGATGGTCCAAGTGGATAAAGCCACAGGACATCAATAACCTAGAACTCATTAAACAACATTATGGGTATAGCAACGATAAAGCTAAATCCGTTTTAGAATTATTTAATAATGCACAAATAGAAGAGTTGAAAAGAAAAGGATTGAAAGGTGGAAGAACAAAATAACGAAATAAAGAATTGGGTTCCGGCAGATATGTTAGAAGTAACGTTGAATGAGCCCGATGACTTTCTCAAAATCAGAGAAACATTAACTAGAATTGGAGTAGCCTCAAGGAAGGATAATAAACTATTCCAATCATGTCACATCTTGCATAAGCAAGGTAGATATTTTATTGTACACTTCAAAGAGCTATTTTTATTAGATGGTAAGCCATCGAATCTTATAGAAAATGATGTACAGCGTAGAAACACAATCGCAACTCTCCTAGCCGATTGGGGACTTATTAATATAGTTAACCCAGAGGTCGCAAAGGATTTAGCACCATTGAGACAAATCAAAGTGATTCCTTTTAAGGAAAAAACTCAATGGGAGCTGTGCCCTAAATACAATATAGGAAACAGCAATAATGGAGAAAAGAATTAAAAAGGCCTGGAAAGAATTTCATAAGTTTATGAAAGCAGGCAGATTAAACAAAGTGGTTAAACTCACTTTTTAAAAAAATTTATTTAAACTGGTGTCTCAACTAGTATAAATATAATCGAGGAATGCGGTATTGGACCGGTTCCCACAACCTTGCTATTATAGGAGGAAACAAAATGGTAAGAAATAACTTGAACGTGCCTCGTTCACTATTCGTTGGATTTGATACTTTATTTGAAGACTTAGAAAGGATTCATCAAAGCGCCAGGTCCGGAACAGATAACTATCCACCACACAATATTGTGAAAGTAGATGAAGAGAAATTCTTAATCGAATTAGCTATAGCTGGATTCAAAGAAGATGACATCAATGTAGAAGTCAAAGATGGAATCCTAAAGGTCTCTGGTGAGATGTGTAAGGACGAACGAGATTTCGCATTTAAAGGTATATCGTCCCGCAAATTCGAGAAATCATTTCGACTCTCAGAATTTGTAGTAATAGACGGTGCTGATTTGAAGGATGGAATATTAGTGGTGTATGCCAGAGTAGAACTACCTGAAGAGAAGCGTCCTAGAAAGATCGAATTAGGGTCTGCTGGGGCATCAAAGAAGAAAGAATACTTGAAAGGGTAAACTGGTGAGCAGCGAAACTCAGTAGATATAAATTAAATATTTACTGGAGAACAACATGAAACATATAACTCATTTTATTGACAAATATGAAGACGTTGCCGAGGCCTTAAAAACTACCGTGATCGTATTATCTATCACAGCATTAATCTTAGGATTAGCGCCAATGATCGTGATAATGCAATCCAGCAGCTATTAAAGCCAAATTGACAATCATGCGGGGAGTTAGAGATAGCTCCCCAATCTTTTGAATTAAATTAAAAAAACAGTGTACTTTTGCCGTGAACTGTGATATAATATACATGTTATGAAGTTTTATACTAATGTAAGTCGTTATGGTAATATGATACTCCTTCGTGGGTACGACCACAATAAACGAATCTCAGAAAAAATTAAATACGAACCCTCACTATTCGTGAGTACGAATCGTCCTACAAATTGGAAAGCCTTGGATGGTACTCCAGTTGGTAAGATGAATTTTGACTCTATGCGATCTGCAAATGAATGGGTTCAAACGAACAAACATACTGCCGGGCTCCATATCTTTGGAAACACTCGATATATTTCGGCTTTCATCAATGACCAATTTCCAGGTCAAATCGATTTCGATCGTAACAAAGTAAATGTTACAACGATTGATATCGAGGTTGCGTCGGATGATGGCTTCCCCGAGCCAGACAAAGCTGATAATCAAATCACTGCGATTACGATTAAAAATAATATCGATAACACTTACTATGTATGGGGCCTAGGCACTTACGATGTAAACAAATCATTAATGAAAACCAACCGGGTAGTTTATAAAAGCTATGAATCTGAGGCTGACCTATTGGTCAACTTCATAACACATTGGTCCTCAGTTTCTCATTCACCTGATGTAGTGACCGGTTGGAATACTAGGTTCTTTGATATACCTTACCTCGTAAACAGAATACATAAACTTCTTGGTGAGCCATACGTAAAAAGGCTATCACCTTGGAGTATGATTGAACGTAGAGAAATAACTACGATGGGTAGAACTCAAACTGCCTACGAACTCAAAGGTATTTCTAATTTGGATTACCTTGACTTATTTAAAAAGTTTGGATATTCTTATGGTCCTCAGGAATCTTATAAGTTGGACCACATTGCTCATGTAGTACTTGGAGAGAAAAAGCTTTCCTACGAAGAGTATGGTTCTTTGCATTCTCTTTACAAACATAACTTCCAAAAATTTATTGACTATAATATAAAGGACGTTGAGTTGGTAGACAGAATCGAAGATAAACTTGGTTTAATTACTCTTTGTTTAACTATGGCATACAAAGGTGGAGTAAACTACAATGACACCTTTGGCACTACAGCAATCTGGGATACGATTATCTTTAGGAAACTATATGAACATAATATTATAATACCATTTGCTGAGGATAAAACTAAAACATTCTATCCTGGCGGTTTTGTAAAAGAACCTCAAGTTGGAATACATAATCACATGGTTAGTTTTGATTTAAACTCTCTATATCCTTCTATTATCATGCAATACAATATGTCACCTGAGACAATTGTGAATGGAAAGGTAAGTAAAGTTGATATTGAAGATATGCTAGCAAATCCAAATGTGCAAATGAAAAAGTTTGATGGTGAATGTGTAGCTGCAAATGGCCAACACTTCACAACTAAAAAGGTTGGAATACTTCCAATGATTATTGATGAAATGTATAATGAAAGGGTAGGAATCAAAAAGCAAATGATTGATGCTCAAAATGAAAAGGAAAAGGTGGATAAAGATGACAAACAAAAACTATACCAAATCGAAAGGGATATTGCAATTGCCGAGAATAGGCAGGTCGCAATTAAAATCCTTCTTAATTCTCTTTATGGTGCTTTGGGCAACAGGTATTTTCGTTTCTTCGACCAACGAATTGCTGAAGCCATCACCCTCACCGGACAGCTTACGATACGATGGGCCGAATATGCACTTAACTCCTACCTTAATCGAGTGCTCAAAAAGAATTCAAGAGAAGATTATGTCGTTGCCATCGATACCGATAGTTTGTATGTACGCTTAGGAGATGTAATCGATCAGTTTAAACCTGAGAATCCTATTGACTTCTTGGATAAAGTTGCTGATGAAATGCTTGAGCCTGAACTAGCTAAGTCTTACGATAAACTATTTGATATGCTTGGTGGTGTATCTAATCGTATGGTTATGAAAAGGGAAGCTATAGCTGATAGAGGAATATGGACAGCTAAGAAACGCTACATCTTAAACGTACATGACAACGAGGGTGTAAGATATAAAACGCCTAAGTTAAAAATCATGGGAATTGAAGCAATCAAATCTAGTACACCTGAACCATGCCGAGAAGCATTAAAAGAGATGTTCAAGATTATTATATCAAAAGATGAAAAAGAAACACAAATGGCAATTGAACATTTCAAAAATCATTTTAAAACTTTATCACCAGATGAAATTGCATTTCCACGTGGCGTTACTAAAGTTCGTGAGTTTAAAGACCATAATCAAATCTATAAAAAAGGTACACCTATGCACGTACGTGGCTCTTTACTATTCAATCATCAAGTAAATAACTTATCGCTCAAAAAGAAATATCCTTTGATTAACAATGGCGATAAAATCAAGTTCGTATATCTTCGTATGCCAAATCCAATTCATGAGAATGTTATTGCATTCTCTGATTACTTACCTGATGAATTTGGATTACTTAAGTACATTGATTACGAAACACAATTTAAAAAGACATTCCTTGACCCAATCGAACCTGTGCTACAAGCAGTTGGTTGGAATCATGAGGAAGTGGCAAGCTTGGAGGATTTCTTTGGCTAAGATATTAGTTGTTGGACAGAAACCAGGTTTAGTAGATAAATCAAAATCAACTACTTGGAATAGAGTAAGTGGTTGGATAAAAGAAGATTATGATTGGACTAACATTTATAACTTAGAAGATGAAGTTATATTTACCTTAGAACAATCGTATAAATACTCTCACATAGTGGCTTTAGGAAATGTAGCTTCTGAATATCTAAAAAGATTAGGTGTCGAACATTGTAAGATACCACATCCAAGTAGATTGAATAGGCAATGGAACAATCCACAAACTGAGATTGATACTGTAAATAAATTAAATAACTATTTACATTTACACAGAAATGTGTTATAATATACCAAGAGGAAAAAAATATGGAATATAAATTAGTAAGATTAAGTAATGGAGAAGAAGTTATTGGTAAAGTGACTGAAACTGAAGATAGCATTACAATCAAAGATGGCCATGCGCTATTTGCTCCGGAACCTGGTAAGATTGGATTCATTCCTTTTATGCCATATACCTTAGCTAAAGATGGTGTGGAAATAAACAAAAGCTTTGTTATGTTTATTGTTGAACCTTTAGAGTCATTAGTTGACCAAATCAAAGGCAAAGATACAAGAATCATGACACCTAAAAAGGACATTATAGTATGAGCAAAGACTGGGTAAAAGATATTCATGATATGCAAACAAAATATCAAACTCGTGATTGGGTTGATACTAATCCAGAAAAACTAAGAGAGTTTCTTAAATTTAGAATTGAATTCTTACAAGAAGAGTTGGATGAAACTCAAGCAGCTTACAGGCGTAAGGATGCTGAAGAGATTGTTGATGGCCTCATTGATTTGTGTGTTGTTGCGATTGGTACACTAGATGCTTATGGTGTTGACCCATACAAAGCATGGGATGCTGTACTAAAAGCTAATATGCAAAAGTATGTTGGAATAAAAGAATCTAGACCAAACCCACTTGGAGTACCTGATTTGGCAAAGCCAGAAGATTGGGAAGCACCAAGTCATACAGGAAACCATGGTAAGCTTAACGATATTTGATAACATATACGATAACAAAACTCATAAGAGAATGGATTATAGTTCTTTTGATGAGTTTGCTGGTGTGTTATATAAGTTAGCTAGTGATGATAAGTATCCTACAAAACAAGAAGCTCCTCTCATATCACCTGCCACATATGAACCAAATACAACAAGAGCAAATGATAATGTTGTTGGTTGGGGTGGCTGGGCAGCTTTAGATGTTGATACGTTCCAAGGTGATATAAGAACAATTGAAAAAACTTATCCTGACTATAAGTATATTTGCTATTCAACAGCATCATCTACAAAAGAGTCACCAAAGTTTCGTTTAGTATTTGATTTAAAATATCCAGTTCTCAAAGAGGATATCAAACACTTTTGGTATGCTTTAAATAAAGAGTTCTTGGAAGTATCTGATGCTCAAACAAAAGATTTATCTCGTATGTATTATATTCCTAATCAATATAAAGATGCTTTTAATTTTATCTTTACTCGTGAAGGAAAACAAATGGACCCAATAGAACTAATGGGTAAACATCCATACGTAAATAGACAAGAAGGATTTTTCAATCGATTACCCGATGCAATTCAAAAAGGATTAATCGAACATAGAAAAAATCAATTAAATAATACCAGCTACTCTTGGAATAGTTATGACGATTGTCCATTTGTTAATCGTAAACAGATTGAAGAATACAAATCAATATCTGATACAGGTTGGTATGCAAAACTATATCAAATCATGGTTAGTACTGCAGGAAATGCAATGGCTAAAGGTTATCCAATCACAGCAAAAGAGATTGGATACTTATGCAGGCAATTAGATTCAGACACAGGAAACTGGTATGCCAAAAGAGATATGGAAAAAGAAGCAGAGCGAGCAATAGAGTTCGTATTTAGAAATAACATATAGGATTTATTATGGAGAGAGAATTACATCATCAGTATCAAAATGAAAATAGAATGGCAAAAGTTTATTTAGCTAAAAATGGATGGGAAGTCGATTTATTTGAAGGTGCTGATTTTGAAGCAACAACAAAACTACATAATCACTCAGAAATATACGCAGAAAATACTGCTGAAAACTGGGTACAAGGAATGTCAATTCCAATAAAAAATGTTAGAGAAAAATAAGTTTACATTTGCAATGAAATGTGATATAATAGATAATTATGGAGTAAATTATGAAAGAAAGTATGAAAGTACTGCAGGAATGTGCTGAACTGCAACAAACAAAATCAGCCGATTATCAAAGCGATAAGAGTACAATAACTCAAGCGATGCATTATCGTAGAGGTATTGATACTTTACATGATGCATGTTTAGGCAAACTAATACGTGCCACATCTTTACTTGAGTCAGGCAAAGAACCAAACTTTGAATCCCTGGAAGATTCATATAAAGACTTAATCAATTACGCATCCTTTTGTGTAGCATATATTCGTGGTAAAATGGAAGGCCAAGACCCTAGTAGAGATATGTTCAATCAGCCAATGAATAATGTTGAAGACTAAAGATATCGCAAATACCTTTATCGATAAACTTAAAAATAAAGAGTTTACTGATGATAAGACTGGTTGTAAAACAATCGAAATATTTGCTGCATCTTTTCTAGCTGATAAGCCATCAATCTTTGGTAAACCTAATCAAGAATATATTGATGCTGAAATAGAATGGTATAACTCTAGGTCAACTAATATTAATAAACTTGCTGAAATATATGGTAAGTCGCCAGCAGCATGGGAATATTCTGCAAATGATTATGGTGAAATCAATTCTAATTATGGTCATCTTATATTCAGTAAAAAGTTTCATAGACAATATAATCAAGTTGTAAAAGAACTAAGTGAAATAAATCCTGATTCTCGTAGAGCTTCAATGATTTATCAAAGACCAAGTATCTGGCGTGAGTATAAAGAAGATGGTAAGAATGATTTTATTTGCACAAATGCTGTCACTTATTATATTAGAGATGAACAACTACATTGTGTGGTTCAAATGAGAAGTAATGATGTTGTATTTGGATATCGAAATGATTATGCTTGGCAAAAATACGTACTAGAAAAACTAGAAAAAGATTTATATTACAATGGACATCCACTTAAAAAAGGTGGTAATATCTATTGGCAAGTTCAAAACTTACATGTTTATGAGAGGCATTTCGATCTTGTTAAGTAAGTGGGATAAAAGATTTCTTGGTATAGCATATGAAATTTCTACATGGAGTAAAGACCCTAGTAGAAAGATAGGTGCAATTGCAGTAAGAAATAGAAAAATATTATCTACAGGATATAATGGATTCCCTAAAGGTATCGATGATAGTGAAGAAA